CCTTGCTATCTGATTCTGTCTTGCAGCTAACGTGCCACGACCTAAGTACTCTTCCCTAAACTGTCCTACAGCACCGTCAAGAACAATAATTCTTGGTTTCTTTTCTGCTAGTATGGGAGAAAGACTATTGATTGTTCCCATCAGTTGTTCTGTATTAGGAGTAAAAAAATATGATATTCTGTCTAAGTATGGTAATGCTTCTTCTCTATCCTCAACATACCCTCTTGCTTTTAGTATCTCTATTATTCTTTTAGGTCTAAATGTATCTTCACAATCTATCCAAATTACATTTTCTTTATCGTGAATTGCTTCAACTGTTAATGAGTTACAGAATTGTGTCTTACCAGAACCGAACTCTCCATAGACTTCGTATATTGCTTCAGGTTTAACACCACCACTGATTAAATTATCAAGATCATCACACTTGCAAGCTAATGTAGGATAATTCTCTTGATATTCTAACAATTCTACTGTTCCCATATCTGTTCTTCTAATTAGCCCTGCTTCTTCAAGAATCTTTTGAGATCTAAACACCCAATTATCTGCCTTTGACTTTGGAACACCTGTTATTTCTGCAACTTCTGCAGCTCCTCTAATACATATATCTATAATTGATGACACACCAAACTCAGTGAGTTTCTTCTCCGTCATTGCACCAACGCCCTCTAGTTGTGTAACCGAGAAGTCTATTTCAGGAGTTATTAGATGTCTATCATCTCTACCATCATCTTCTACTAGTTGTGCCTGTGATTCTATAATTGTTTCTGTTTCCTCTACCATGTATTATTTAAGAGCTACTATAATATTAATGTTATGATCGAGATCTCATATAAGTACCATCATCATTAAGTTTTATAATACAATTCATTTCCCATTGTGAGAAGATTCTCTTTGAATCACGTTGGTCAAACTGTGCTTTCTCCATCTCTCTAAAGAATTTTACCAAGTTAACATGACCACCACTGTCCTCACACTCTTCCCATATCTTAAAGGCTGACTGTTCTTTACTTAACTTACTTGGAACACCTTGTAGTTGTGCTTGATATCCAGATGAGCCGAAGTCAGGATTGATTCTTGTGTAAGCATCATCTAACATTACCTTCACAGCATCAACAGAGGCATCATCTACTGTATCTTTTAGAGATAGTTTTGCGTAAGCAGTAGACATTCTAACCATTGCTTCTAGTTGTCTTATCCCTACAACCACATCATCTTGTCTTGCTAACTCTCTTAACTTTTCATATATAGGTATTATTTTTCTTCTAATTGTTGGAGATAATTTTGGTTTTAGTGTCTTTACATAGTTAATATATTCAGTTAATTCTTTGCTTGTATATTTTCTTATAATTTTCTTATTGTTATTTTCAAATGTATCTAGTACATGATTAGCCTTTGCCAAATCCTCAGCCAGATTAATCTCATCTTTTATTACCCATATCAAGTCAAATCTTGACAGTAAAGGTGGGGGTATATCTATGTTATCTGTGATTGTTTGAGAGGAATCGAACTTGCCAAACTTTGGGTTAGCTGCAGCTAGAATTGCTGTCTTAGCAGGCAATGTGAGTGTTGTTCCTGCCTTTGCTATTGTTACCTTTTGTTGTTCCATTGCAGGATGTATTGCTGAACGGTCATCTTTATTCATCTTGTCAAACTCATCTATGTATGCTATGCCACCACTCATTAAAGGTAATACCCCTGCCATTGCTAGCATTCTACCATCAGATGTCTTGATCATACCTATCGTCAAACCTGCAGCAGAAGCTCCTCTTCCAGAGGTATACATTGACTTATGTGTTATCTTATCTGCTTCTACTAGTAATACTGACTTTGCCATACTAGGATCGCCTGCTAATAATATGTTTATATCTGCCCTCTTCTGACCTTCAACACCCCCTGCCATCATGCATAGTATTGATAATTTGATATTCTCATTACCAAATACTTGAGGTACGAATGAACCTACCACATCTTTGATAAATTCTGGACTCTTGGAATCCTCATGTAGTTTTTTAATCTGTTCTGGAGAGGGTAAGTTAGGTGATATGTCCTCAAGGTCTTCGAGGGTTAGTATTTCTATTACTATATCATGCTCGTTTTTCTTATCATCTACAAGGGTTTTGAATATACCTGTTATCCTTTTCTTCTGTCCTACGGCTGAATCTCTCACATTCTTATCAACTAATTTACCTGTCAATATTATCTGATTATTATTCTTAGCATTTTCCATGAGTTCCTGAAGCAATACTGTCTGCACATCCCCTGTCTCCATATTTGAGGTATCTACCTTTAGCCTTTGCCTTTTACATTTGTAGTTTGAGCAGAACATTACAGGTAATTCTCTATTATAATCACAGTTTAAATGGTCTTCACTAAAGCAAGATGGGCAAAATACCCTAGCCTTTTTGATGAAAGTCTTGGCAGTATCAGTTGCTATCACTACGCAGTCAAACTTAACCACAGTATTCTCATAGTCGGAAGATAACTCATGCATTTTAAACATACCATTTGGAAGTAGTTTTATTTGTAAGTCCTTAAATGCTTCATCCACATCCACATCACAATGCTTCTCTTTCAATATTCTTAAAACACCATGCTTAACATGGTCAATAAACTCATTTGGACTTTCACATTCCACAAATATATCTGTTAGTAGCCCTGCTTCTACTGTGAATGTACTTGTAGGTCTTAGCTGGACTATAACATCTGCCTGTTTTTTCATACATAGTTTTTCATAGATACTATCTTCTTTTGCTGATGCTGTCATCATATCCTTTGGTCAACCTCTTTTCTAATGATTGTAGAAATCTGTGAAAGCCTTAGTTGTAGTTTCTTAAAGTCCTTGGAGCTTAAGTTTTTTACTTTTTCTCTCCACCTCTGTATATCAGCATAGAATAATGGTAAGGAAGTACTAACATCCTTTGAAGTAAAACTATCTATACTACTATTACTATTATTATGATTCTTAATATACTCTTCGGCAGCTATTGCTACCATTAGACTGAATGAAATATCATTTGGTCTAATCTTATCAAGAGTTTCGAATATTGGTTTTGCATCTATTCCTACTGAGATTGTTTTTGTTGCTGAATAAAACTTCATACAATCTATTTGAATCTGGATAATATAAACCTACCTGAAAGATGAAAGTTAGTTAAGTTAGCTAACGTAACTTAGTTAACTTTGTGTTAGTGTTAGTGTTTTTTCAGGTACTGTGTGAACGCCATCATCATTAGGCATTACTAATACAGGATTAACATTCCTTTCTAAGAATTGATTAACAAAGTTCTGGACTTTATCCGAGGGAACTAACGCTTTCAAATTGTCTCCGTTACTATTTTTCCATGTAATTTCAATGAACATAGGGTCTATTAAACCTCTTCATATATTAATATACCTGATTATATATCTGTTATATTAAATTCTTTTAAATATGCGAGCCCTTGCTCTAGCCCCACTCTTATATCTTAGGACACCCATCTCTGATTTAAGTAGCCCTACTTCTTCAAGGTTTGTAAGATGTTCTAATGCCTTTCTTCTTCCTATTTTAAATGCAGTTGCGACTTTACTAGATATAGTTGTCTTGCCTTTTGGTATACTCTCATATATTAATTCTCTTGTTGGCTTTGTCATAAATACTTCATCATCATCTTCTAATGTTATCATATATCTTTTCTTCATAGGTGTCGCACCTGTGCTTTCATATCTATCTTTGCTATGTGAGGATAAACTATTGTTTCTCCATTAGGCTCTATTATTATTTCAACTAGTCCTATATCAGGTGTTGTTCCTGCTAAGCCACCCCTAAATAAGAAGTGATCAGGATATTTCCAAGCTGGTGTTAAAATTCCGTGGGTGTTGACGAACTCAATGTGGACGAAGTAATGCACATGAGATCTTATTATAAAGTCAGCTCTTCCAAGCTTGTCATGTTCGAAGTGCATACCTGCCATCTCTCTAGCAAGTGCTGTTGTCCTGTAAGCAGGACTCTTGTTGAATCCTATATGATGTGCAAAGTTGAATATCTTTCCATACATTTCTATAAATGCAAAGTCATCTGTTGAGCCGTGACCACCATATGCTTTATACTTAAGAGCACCCATCCTATTTGCTAGTATCTCTTCAAAGTTAGTTCCATCTACAGAGGTGTGATAACCAGAACCCCTTACTAATAATATATCTCTATAAGGTATTTCTTTTGCCAATCTTTGAAAGTCATTCATCTGATCTTCTAGATTTGTTGTCCATGATTGCTGTCCTACTTGTTTCTTATTAGCTCCATCAATAGGCTCCCCATTTACTACAACTAAATCTGGTTTCTGCGTAAGGTCGTCTATCGAATCTCCCCACGCATACCGTAATGTTTTTTGTATTTTATTTAATTGAATAACTGTATCTAACTCAGAGTTGTAAGGCTCTGCTGAACACAGTGCAGTAGTAGCACCATCATGAACGTCTGCCCAATTCACTATACATTTTGAACTGTTAGCCATATCAGGTACTAATTCCTTGGTAATATAAGTCTTTCTGAGCTGAGGGTTTTGTAGTTGTTTCTTTTGCTTTTGAAGCTTTTTTTCTTAAGTCAGAATATCTGGCTTGGTCTTCTCGAGAGTCACTGCAATGGTGAATGCAGGGTTCTCCCAGAGTATATTCTTTATCACAATCTTTACAAAATAATTTACGTCTCTTCATCTGCTTTACTCTTCTCTTATACTCCCAACTCTCAGGGTTTAATTTCATATCATACCTCTAAAAAAAATAGGGTTGGGTTATTGTCCTCTTGGTGGAGCAGTTCTTGCTTCCCTTGGTGGGAACATAGATAGAGCTAGCATCATTCTGCCAGTTCCCTCTGCTTCACGTTCGATTACATAACAATCAAGTCCATCCGAAGCATCTTTCTCAACACACTTGGTAACTATGTCTTTCCAATAATCAGACTTTGCTTGTCCGACTATGGTCTTCCCAAAGGAATGACGTAGACCCTCAGTGGTTTGGATTTCTGCTACAGGTGAACCGACCGATTCAGCATCCTTGACTTTGAATCCCTGTATTACGATTTTCTCTCCAGCAGTTAGAGCTTTTGATGGCTCGAAACTGCCTTGTATATCTGAGACTTTTGATACGTGCATCATAGGTATTACATTAGGGAATATATATAGCTTTTTATCCGAACAGTATCTTGAAAATACTCTCTAGGATTTTAAGAATTTGAAGTCTTAAGTCTAAAGTTTGTTGTTGTTCTGTTTGTGTGTTACCAACGAAGTTATCTCTTGGGTTATCAATAATATATGAAGCCACTTCTTCTCCACACCTGTAGGCTACGTTTCTATTTCCCTCTTGTTGCCATCCTGTAAATCCACAACTATTATCAGGTGGATTATCTGGAGTAAATTCTTCCGTTACTACTACCTCAGGCTCTGCTACTTCTGTTTCTTCTACCTCAGTTGGTATTACCTCTACTACTTCTGGTTGTGGATATTCTATTTCTATAGTGAATGGAGTTAGACCAAGATTATCACCATAATTTTTATGTAGTGTGACAGTATAATTGCCAGAATTAAATCCAAGCCATGTGGTTCCTTGACTGTCAATAACGTGCTGTCCACCAAGGAGTGATTCACTTTTTATAATCCAGTTGGAAGTACTATTAGACATAAACTTTAGGTGGTCAGTGTGGTTAATTGTAGCGTTGGTTGGATTAAAACCTGTGTCAGTTATCTCTACGGTGTACTCCTCTCCGTATGC